CTACAAAAGGAATGGGAGTCACTGGGACATCGTTAATTGAAACGCAAGAAGGTGCGACAACCAAAGCTGCCGCACCCACCGCTTCATATATAGTCTTACGACTTAAGACTCTCAAGATAATTCTCGTCTGTCACAGGTTGGTCACCCGAATCATCGGGAGCCTTAGTTTCTGTGGGCAGATTAGAATATAGAGTAGGAAGAATCGTCATAGCCGTAGCCTTAGTCTCTTCGTAGTCCTCTATCTTAACCAGCGCATGAATATCATGTAGGCTATCCATCCATGCCGCCTGTTCCGCATCAGTTCCTGCGGCTTCGGGGCGAGGGCGGGGAGCAGACTGGTCGTATTTGGGCCAGCCACCTTCCATAACCTTCACGATCTTAAAATCATGACCAGTTTCCAAGTCCGTAATGTCGCCATAATCCTCATCCAGCATTGCACCAAGAATCTTCTGGAAAAGCATAATTCCGAATGAGAGGATCTTAACCTCTCCTGTATTGCGATCAACAACATTCATGTAGTACCGATTGCGGGGCTTAATAAGCCTAGCAGTACCCTCATCTTCCTTGCTACCAGTCTTCCAAAGACCATAGTAAGCCTCACAAAGAGGGCATTCCTCGTTGTGAATATTTCTGCAATGGTAGTTCCTCACTTGACCAGAATCACCAGTTACCCGATGAATTTTGGTTTCAGCGAAGAACTCAGTTTCCTCATCCTTGCCAGGAAGGAAGCGAACAAGGTTTGTGCCCTCGGTCAGTTGAAGAAAGTTGCTCAGAAAACTTCCAGCGGTGGAAGGATCCCGTTGTTGAGTCAATTCAGTGTGCTTCTGACGAAGCCTTTCTAGATCAATTGTCATTTCGTTATCTCGTTTTTTTAGTTAAAGTTAAGGCAAGCGCCTTTATATATTATAGACACCACTCACTAATTTTTTACAAATTAGTTGTAAATTTTCGCCTCGGCGCGAGAATTAGCAGAGAGTTGTACCAGCGCATCTTTTTTTATGGAAAGAGCATTGACCAAATCCCGTAACAAATTATATTTGAAGTTACTCATATAGAGAGCCTCGTTATATTCTTTGTAAAGCTCTTGCGACATCACATAAGACTCAAGATACTTATCTGTAGCCTTCTGACCCGAAGCCATTCTCCTGTTATATTCCTCCTGTCTAGTGGTTGCCATGTACTGTTCTAGGTCAAGCCTAGCCTTCTCTACTTCCTTCTTTGCCACACTCAACAGCCCTGAGTAGTAAGAATACTTCTGGGGGAGGTCTGCCAACTCACCATCAACATTATTTCTGTTGATGGAGGACAACTTTGTTGTTAATTCAACATAAGCATCCCAGGTCAGATCAGCGTAAGCAAGAAGGAGTTCATTTGCTTTATTCGTCATCATCATCTCCTATTATTTCATCAGATTCTGTAACTTTGAGGATAGAATAATCCACTGCCATAGGAACAACGAATCTTTGGTGACTGTTCCTAGACTTCATAACATACAACCTCATGGTCCCAAAATCGAACTCTTCTTCTGTCTGGTTCAAAGATATTGCGAAATCGCAAGTTCTGATCTTACCATAAGCGTCTGCAAGTTCAGAATCAGTAATTAATTTAACTTGCCTACCCTGCCTATTGGTCTGGGTTGCCGTCCAAACTAGAATATCGTTTTCTACTGCAAGGCCACGAAGTTCCTCAGCAATTCTCTGCTGTGCTTGGTACTCCTGTAGTATTTGTGTGCTAGGCCTGAGAAGTTCCAGATAATCAACAACAAGAATATCAGGTTCAAACTGCTCGTAGTTTCTTAACTGAACCAAAAGGGACCTGATAGTGTTTACTGTCGCCTGTCCAGTAGGAAACTGCTTAATAACCAACTCCCCACCAGGGAACTCAGTCTTGAACATTTCCAATCTGTCATGAAGAAGGTTCTGGTGTGACTTTAGTTTGGACTGAGGAATAAGGGTCATTACAGAGTCGAACCTCTGTGCTATCTTGTCTTCTGACATCTCTAGTGAAAGGTATAGAACCTTCCTTCCCTCAGTTAGTGACTCAACACTCTGATTCACCAAAAATACCGATTTTCCTACACCGGGTGGCGCGACAACCATAGCAAGTTCCTTAGAACTTAAACCCCCGTCTAGTACTCGATTTAAAGTGGGAAGGAAGGTCCGATACCGCAGAGAGAAGTCCTCATCCAGTGCCCGTAACCACCTATCCTTAACGGACGGGAAGTAGGTCTGCCCAAGGTCAACCTCTCTACTAACAGTTAGAGCCTCCCTGATAACAACCTCAGTCTCTGCATACCTATCTTCTTTCAGATAAAGCATACACTTTGAGATTGCCTCTTTCATGGCAGACTTTTTAGCAAACTCCTCAACCAAATCCATGAGGTACTCAGGATTTTCTATGGCCGAGGTATCTAGACTATTAATGAGATCAATCTCATCAACAATGTCGGAGAGATTTTCTCTCGGAGTTAGTAACTTTCTGGCCTCTTCAACGATAACTTCGTCAGTAGCCAATTTAAGATACTTAGTATAATGGTCACCTACTATTTCAAAAATCTTTGAATGCGTAGGAAACTCAAAATACTCGGGTTTGATTAGATTAACTATCTGGAGGAAGAAGTCGGGCTTGGCCTTAAGAAGGTACAAAATGCCCCTCTGAATGTTGTCGCTAAATTCGTATTTCATGACGGTTCTTAAAGTACTTGATTTCCGTTATTCGGTTTACTTGGGTCCATCTTTGCCTTATTATAGACATGACGGGTCATTTTTTCTAGGTTTTTTCGTTTTCTTGTTGATTGTGCTTGAGTTAATCTCCGAGCTTTTCCTTTCCCTTCAAAATATTTCATGTTGGGCCGCATAACTGAATAAGCAGAAGCTTGTTGCTTCATTCGTTTCTCAGACGCAGTACCCAAATTTTCTAAGACCTTACGCCCTAACTTCTTGTCTCCGCCTTCGTAAAAATCTCGGTTTTTGTGCTGAGAGGCTCTCGACATTAGATCAAACTTCATAATACCGAAGTTATAGTCCCTTTGCCCCTTATTCCGACACTCAGGGCATTTTGATCCTTTATCCGCCTCAGATATTGGGCGCAATTTCTCCCAAGAAACCTCGCAATCATCACAGAAAAAAGCGTAACAAGGCATTAGCCACACTCCCCACCAGCCATAGAGCAGACCATACCATCAGCAACTGCGGTGGTTACATTATCTCTATCCATGTATTTGCGTACATTTTCTTCTGTCAAAGGAATAGCCGTGAGAGGTTCACTATTCTTAGAGCCAGCGCGATAGATTGTTAATCCCTTAAGGTAATGAACATAGTCCAATGCTGTGGAGGAAAGCTCTTCCGCTTCGTAGCCTTCTGGCAAGTTGATTGTTTTGCTTATGCAAGAGTCAATATACCTTTGAATGGTTGCTTGAACGCGAATATGTTCTTCTGGTGAAACATCATAGGCACCGACGAAGTTGGTCAGATCTTTATCTGATGAAACATACTCCTCAAATAACGGATCTACAACCAAAGTCTCCTTCGTAACATTAGTATCCCTGTACCTGCGCATATACATGGCGGCAAAAATTGGTTCAATACCAGAGGATACCCCCATCAGCATAGATATTGTGCCACACGGGGGAATGGTGAGCATGACGGCATTTCTAATACCATGCTGCTTTATAAGCATTCTTATACGAGCAGGAAGGGTTTTTGCAAAGCCCTGGCTCAGAAATTCTTTGTAGTCAAACGCAGGAAAAGCTCCCTTGTCTCGGGAGGTATAAATTGATTCTTTATACGCCTCGTCGCGAATGGTACTAAATAGCCTCTCCAAGAACTCCAAACACTTCTCATCACCATACTTCAAGCCTAACTTAATAAGCATATAATGTAACCCAGTAACTCCTAACCCAATTCTCCTAGATTTGGTTCCAACTTCCTTACAGGTCTTAGTTGGGAAATGATTAATCGTTAGAATGTTATCCAGAAACCGTACACCAGACCTAACAGTTCTTGCTAAGCGCTTCCAGTCAACGGCACCATCAACGACCATGTTAGAAAGATTTACATTGCCAAGACAGCAATTACCATAAGAAGGCAAACTGATTTCTCCACAGGGATTAGTGGAATCTAAATTCTCAAAATAATTTACATTAGTATAACTATTAGCTAAATCAATATTATAAATACCAGGATCACCTGATTCTACAGAATTTTTCCAGATCTTATTCCATAGATCTTTTGCTTTAAAGGGAACTTGTCCCACCATGTGAAAAGTATCAGAAAAATCCTTCTTACCATGTTGCTCCGCTCTAGCCAAAGCGTCCTCTTCGTCTAAAGCTACAATATTAATAGAAGTTTTATCCCCATTCTCAGAAAGTCTAATTAACTCATAAACAAAGTAATCTTTGTTGTTGAATGTAAAATGCCAATCCTCATCAAGATCACATGCTTCTAAAAATCTATCTGTGATGGCTACAGAGATATTAAAATTATTGAGTTCTCCTTTGTCTAATTTTACATGAAGAAACTCTAGAAAATCTGGGTGAGTGATGTTTAAGATGCCCATGAGGGCGGTGCGTCTGCTCCCACCAGACCTAACATGACAACCTATCTCATTGATCATCTTCATGACCGAGATTGCGCCAGGGGCAGAGTGCTTGTTATTTTGTATATTGTTCCCCTTTGGACGGATCTTAGAAAAGTTGAACCCTATGCCACCACCAGCACACGATATCTTGTACATATCATCAATAGTTTTACCTATCGACTCGACAGAATCTTCAGGAATGATAACATAACAATTGAGAAGATTATGCTTACCGCCATTACGCCCGGAACCGTAAATAATGCGTCCTCCAGGGATGAGATCGCCAGACGATATCGC